TTTTCCCTGCACAATGCGCTCGTTCACTAAAACCACGGGGGCTTTTACAATTTACTTTAGCTTTACGAGCCTTACTCCACTTTCGTTTTTGTGGTGGCTTCGATATCTGCTGTCTCATTGAGCCACGCGAGATTGCCATTAGCTTTCCTTCCCAAAAAGTCTTGCCACATCGGTTTGATCATTTCATAGTTAGCAAGAACTTTTTCTTCAGTATTTTGAACTTTTTCATGCGTTACAGCTAACTCGGTCTTAACTTCAACAATACTAAGACCGACCCATGCAAAGAACATTATACAAACACTGGCGAAAACGCTAACAATCGCAATACCTATTTTTATTAGCATCTCCATCTACGCCTCGCTGCACAAATTCTTTTCTTAGGTGTCTTTTTACAACTAATGTTGTGCATCTTCATCTGGCCAGCAGAGCGCGAACAATATGACTTACGACGTTTTGCACGAGATTTAGATGGTTTCTTTTCTGTAACGGCAGTTTTTAATTTACTTCCGGGATTTGCACGACGATACGCAGCCACGCCTTTTTGGGTCATTCCCGCCCCAGATTTAGTGGAGCGAAAATTCTTCTTGTTGCGGGGAGGCATTTTGGCTTTTTTGCGTTCAGCCACTACAAGTCACTCCCATTTTGAATGTAAATAAACTCCATTGACGCGGACACATTAAAGTCAACCGACCCTGTAGAAGAAAATGCTCTCATCTCTAAGTCTGTTTTTTCTGTGAACCTTAACGGGTAAGTATAAAACTGTTCGTGTGCGCCATCTGTCAGGGTAAATCTTTCTTTTATTTGAAAGACTTCTCCGTATGGCCTAGCAACAAGACTAGCATTCAAAACGGCTTTGGTGTTGGTAGAGGTTCCTGTGGACAAAGCCATTTTTGTAAGAAATGCTGTATATCCTGCGGGAACCGTCCAAAGGCTCATCAGTGTTTGGTTGTCGCCATCCCCATTTATGGTCAGGTAAATATTAGCTGGAACCCCAGATGTAACCGTACCTGTTCCTGCGTAAATTGTGCCAGCGTTTGCGCCACCACTGCCTGCACTGCGAACAATGCCGCGATTTATCCGTAGGTAAGATTTTGTGGTGTTAACAGCAGTTTGCCCATTCAGCGTAACAACTTCGTTTATTTCGTTGTAATCCGCATCTAGGCCAAAAACTTCTACTGTTCTCGCGCCAGTACCTGCGGCAGTGTCGTTAGCCGAACTGCTTGATATAGTCATTACTGTGGCTGATGCGGGATAAGCGTATAAACCACCTTGTTCCCAAATAGTTTCCTTAGTGGCTCCAACAGCAGCGTTGTAACCAAACTTAAAAACAGTTTTATGGAAAGATATTTGTTTACGAGCAACTTGAAGCTCGAACGGCTCCGAAGTCCCTACCCTTGATATGGAACTAACTTCACGAGCCATTCGAGTTTCCTTTAGTTATAGAACACTGTCAGCGCAGTTATGGCTGTAAAGGCAGAAACATAAATATCTTCTACCCGTATGCCTTCCGCTGGTATGTTCACTGAGTGTGAATCAGATGCAAGAAAATCAAGATCAAGAACTGTCGCGCCGCCATTACCATCAGTAACAGTCAAACGCGGAGCTCCTGTTGTCGTGAGAACTTGTATCTGACGAATACGCGCAGGACCAACACCAGCAGAACCAGTAGCTGTCAAGCGTTTTGCTTTTACATCAGAACCAGCCATTAGGGCCTCCTATTAGGCAGCCGCAGTTGCGCCAGTATCTACACGAATCCAGTTAGAACCGTCAGAAAACACAAGGTTGCCTGTACCATTGGTAGCAGTTTCAGCGGCTTTTAACGCATTAGATACATAGTAAATGTACCCTTCGTTATCTGCTGAAGCGGTAGGAAGGTTTGCAAAAAGGATTGGGGTAGCCCAGAAAGCAGTATCTACCTTCAGTGGACCTGAGAAAGTTGTACGAGCCATTTTAACTCCTTGTCGTGGCTAGTGTCAGATTCACTATGAATCTGTCAAGGTAAATTCACTATAAACGAAAAAAGGACGGCTGAAAAGCCGTCCTTTCGTTTTCGATGGTCGAAACTTACGCTCCTGGAGAACCAAACACACAACGTGGGTCTGAGAAGCCGAAGCTGTAACGCTCACGGGCCTTGAACCGCATGTTGCCAGTATCGAAGTCACCTTCCATTTGAGTACGGACAGGCGCACGTTCGAAGTGCTTGAAACCGTTAGGTGCGTCAGTCTTAATGAAGAACGCATCTGTATCGGTCAAGAAGTGGTTAATGGTATAACCCTGTGGCAGCATACCAGAGCTACGCAGAGCGTTAATATCATTATCCGCTGTACCGACACGGAGGTTAGAAGCCATCAAACGCTCAGCAACAAACTGAAGTGCTGGTGGAATGATCAACTTCGTACCGCGAAGTGCGATCTTCAGACCACGTTCATCAACGAAGCCAGAAATGCTAATCAAAGCGTCTTCTAAAGAAGTTTCGTTTAGATCAGCCGCAGTTGCTGGCTCGTTAGAGAATGTGCCACCGCCAGAAAGCGGGTGCGCAGTCGAACAAAGCTCAACGCCGTCACCACCAGTAAAGGAAGCATTAAAGGCGTTGTTAAGGACGTTAGCCGCCTTAACTTGCTTTGTGTGAGCCATTGAACGAGCCAATGCGCGAGTGTAACGAGATGCCAAGCGGTCATACAAGTTATCCTCGACAGCTTCCTCAGTAATTGCGAAAGCCAACGCGATTGTCTCATGGGTGTAGCGGGAGGTAAATGACTCCTGAGCGTTGTCAAAATTGACCGCGCCACCCTCGTTTTTAACAGGTGCGCTACCGAAACCTGTCAGCATTACTTCTTCTTCAAAAGCCCGGTCAGAAGACTCGGTATCAAAGATTTCAGAATGCTCGTTTTCGTAACGACCGTATTCCATGCCAAAGAGAGCGTTTAGACCCGGCTCTAATTCTTTGGCGAGTTGTGCTCTAGAAATGGGCATTATTCAACTCCCTTAGTTAGTGCCAATAGTCTGAGTGTATGCATGTTCGTTAATCAGAACATACACGTTTCCATTCGCTGCGCTCGTATCGCTATTATCTGGGTCTTTTGAAAGACCGATAATGCGAAGTTGGGCTGTACCAGAAGCAGTCGTAGCAGAAATTTCTGCAGACGAAATACCTGTGGTTGAACTACCAGCGCCAATGGTAGTCATGTCAGCGTTAGCTCCAACGTCGGCTTGCGTTACAGTACCCGCGCTTTGTACTTCAAATACAATGCGTGGATCATCGTAAACTTGAGCTACGATATCGCTAGCAGCAATGCTGCCGGGATAATAGTTGCTCCAAGTTGGTTTGCCCGTAGTTGGGTCGGTGTAAGAACAGCCCCAGAAAACGCCTACGATATCAGCATCGCCAGCTGCAGCAACAACAATGTCACCACCTGCACCGTCCATTACAACAGGAGTACCCTGATATATTGGACCAGTAGCACCGGACGCAATAACGTATTCGTTTGCTGTGAAGTTCGAAACTCCACCCATTGTACGGACTGGTTTCAGACCAAAAGCGGAATCTTTATTCGCCATTTTTCCAATCCTTTAACAAAACAAAGTGGCCTATTTAGTATGAGGACCACCAAAGGTTACACGAGAATCCCTCTCTCTCGAGATGGGCATAGAAGGATGCTGTTCCTTCAACAAATCGTTGTCAACCGCCGTCATTTGATCAGCTGTTTGTTGCTGAAAATAATCAGAACGGCTTTCCGCGATTTCTTCAGGCACCTTGCACAATATCAAGCCGCCCACACCGATCACTCCTGCATGCTTACCGTCCTCAATGGTCGGAGCATCGAAGTCTGGGTAATCCTCTGCGCGAACAGGTTCATAACCCTCACGGATACGACCAGAGACGTTTTTGGTATCTTGATACCCACGCACTTCGGTACGAACCCATCTGAATTTATAGCCTTCAGGTGGCTGCGGTGCTTCAAGCGACGAAGATGGTCGCCAAGGTTTTCTGCGCTCTACTTTTGAGCGGGTTTCAGCAGCGCGAGGAGTTCTTTTAGAGATTTCAGACATTGGTTAGGCCTCCTTCACGTGTTTCGCATATTCCTCAAGTGGAACACCAAGTTTCTTGGCTATAGCGACTTGCCTTGCATTCAAACGAACACTTTTGCGCCCAGATTTTACATTTCGCGTGGCAGGGGCAACGGTCTGAGCGGGTCTCCGTGCGCCTCCTGATTTAATTTCCCCAAATTTATGGGGCAACTCTTTGCGAAGTCTATTATCAATCTCTTCATAATAGTCTTCCGACGAAGGGTCGTACCCTTCTTCTTCGATGAGTGTACGATGAATTGAGAACGCTGTAAAGGTCATAACTTCATCTTTTCCGAACCATTCGTTCTCTTCAGCCCACTTTTGCGCCCTTGGATCAGGTTTTGCAGCGGGTTGTTGAGTGGTCGGAGCAGGTCGCGACGGTTCTTCTACTACAGTTTCCGCCTTGGTTTCTAACCTAGCAACTTCTCTAGTAATACGATCATTTTCAACGCTTAACTTAGCTACAAGCTCTTGGGCGTTTGCCATAGCTTCTGAGTCGCCTTCTTCATAGGCAAGTTTCAAAGCCCTTTTTGCTTCTGCTAGTTGACTTTTTACGCGATTATCAGATTCAGTAATTAAAGAAGAACTAGCTTTTTCATAGTTAGTCTTGAGCTTATCGTTCTCTTCTTTTACTTTTTTAGCGAACGCAAGAGCTTCTTCCTCACGTCTTTCAGCTTCGCGCATTTTAAAAGTAAGCCGATCAATACGCTTTTTTACGTTATCAGAATACTCTTGGTGTTCGTCAGTAGCTTCCTGTTTTTCTGCGGCTAGAGGTATATTTTGCTCTTCGCCGTCATCATCGCCACCTTCAACCTCAACTTCGATTTCCTGAGTTTCGTCCTCAAGAACTTCTTCTCTTTTTTCTACTTCCGACATAACTACTCCTTATACAACTACAATGTCGCGTGGGTCTTTGATAACCGCTAGAATCTCATCGTCATTTAACAAACGAGGCTCTGCGCCATCAATTTTAAAACGGGAACCCGCATACCGACCAAAAAGAACCCAATCGCCCTCTTTACACCAAGGACCTTCTGGAAACTTATATTCGTCTTTATATGCGTCTGGACCTAAACTGACCACATAACCAACATTTGTTGAAAGCCGATTACGCTCAACCGTTTCATCCGCGAGTAGAACTCCGCCTTTGGTTTCTTTAGCAGGAGTATAAGGTAGGATTAAAATTCTCCAACCTGTAGGTTTAGGAAGTCTATCTAAAGCTGAATCAGCTTCGTCTTTTTCGACTTCTTCTAAAAACCGTGCAGGATCAAGAAGATTTGGTTTTTGCGATACTGCGCTTGCAGCTCGGCGTTCCTTTTCTTTGTTAAGAAAATGGTCAGGAACGTATAACCTTTTAGTCATCGTCGGCATTCTCCATTCTTTTTCTGGTTTCTTTTAAAGTTTGCTCAAGGTAGCCCAAAGCGGTTACTTGACCCATAAAATGGTGGTATTGGTTCATATCGCCCACGCCATTAGACATTAGCGTTTCGCTAATCTGGCTTTGACGTTTTTCGACCTTATCTAAAAGATAGGTAATTAGATCCATTTATGAAATACCAGTAAACCTTGTGCCTTTTACTGCGGCTCCTGTGCCTTTGCACGACCCAGCCGCCAATACTTCATCGCCCATATTATTGTATAACGCACCTGATTTTTTCTGATTATCAGTCATGCCAGAACCGCCGCGAGAACGACTAACAGGCGCTTTTTCCCCGCCCATCTCTATTTCTTTTATAATACGACCGCCCATACGCTGTTTAAATTCATCGAAAGACATAGTCTCGTCGTACTTGCTTTCGAAAAATATTTCGCGGAGTTTAGAATCATCTGACATTATTTTTTCCTTTTATTTAAGCATTTTTTCGCTTTACGGCAAGCCGCTTTTGTTTTGCAAGTAGGACAATTTTTAAATGTTACTGGTTTTTTAGCCATTTTAGCCATTTTAGCCATTAGTTCCTCTTAGTAGCTAGGGTTACATTGGCACGAAGTGCCGCGATATCTTCATCAGATTGTATCTCTGCTTGTTTAAGAGCCGCTTGTTGCTGAAGTTTAGCAGCTTCGATTTGCGCTCTAGCTTGATCTGCCGCCGCTTTACGCTGTACTTCTTGTGCTTCGATCTGAAGCTCTTGTTGTTTGAGTTGTACAATCGGGTCGAATTGACCAGTTCCTGCCGCTTGCTGTGCCATTTGACTAATTTGCTGGGTCGCTTGAGCTGTAGCTTGAGCGAGAGCCGCCTCCTGTTGTGGGTCCATAATTTGGCCTTCTGGTGGTAAAGGCTGACCAAGAATCTGCTCTACTTGTTGCTTATACTTCATCGCAAGGTGTTCTTGCATGTGCGCCATAAGAGTTTGTGAAGCGATCTGGTTCTTTTGAATATTAGGGTCTTGTAAAAACGCCGAGTGGGTAGCAACGTGAGCGTCATGGTTTTGGCTTTGGAAGGCTTTAAGCGGCTTTCCAGTAAGCGAGTCCATATTTTCGCTTGCGGGATCTTTTGGTACTTGCTCTTCTCTTGGTGGCAAGATTTGATCGACATTTTGTACCCCCAACGCTAGATACATACGCTTATATGCTTCATATAAATCATGGAGCTGTGGCGCAGATTGCGCTAATTGCAGTTGGGTTTGCGCCATAGTAACCCTTTGGCTCATGCTGAACATAGCTGGGTCACTAACGGGTACAATATCAATTCTATCGTCGAAATCGTCTACTTTTATAGCGCGATTAGCGTCAGGAACCTGATATGGGTATTCCGGTGGCATGTAGTTTTTAATAACTTCAGCCAAAATACGCAATTCTTGACGCTGGGCATAGTGTAGACGCTTATGGATAGCCGAAAGCACTTTTGTGCCTTGCTCTAACAAAGCAACAGTCGTGCCAACAGGCATCGCTTGGTTAGAATCGCCTATATTTAGATCCGTGACGGACGCAAAACGTCTGCCGCTGTCGATCAGAACGCCTAGCATCTGTAATAAGGTGCCGGATGGTTCTTTGTACGGCAAAGGCATAATTGCCTCGCGGATCGACGACCCAGGAGCATCAACGTCACGGAACTCACCCGGCTGTAGTGGTAAATCTTCGTCTCTAACGCGAAGACCACGAGCCTTAAATCCTGCAGGTAGGTTTGCTAACGTACCAGCGTCAATTAACTGACGTAAAATTGACGTAGCCGACTTAGTCAACCCGCCAATCATGTGTATCAAACCAAAGCCATAAAACCCTAGTCCGGGAAGGAATTTATAATGAGTAAAGTAACGGATTTTGCGTTTTTGCGGATCATCCTTTTTATAGTTTCTACGAACAGATAGTATTTCACGCGAGTCTTCGTGTATGGTCACGATATAAGGAACAGCAATTCCTGTTTCCTCGCCCTCGTCATCAAGGTCTTCATACCCTTCGAGGTTTAAATCAACGTGCATTTCCAACAAGGTAACAACATCATCGGTTTGTACGTTTTTCCTAAAGCCTGTTAGCTCTTGGACCTTGTCCCCTGCATCTGTGTCTTCGTTTACTTCGTCCCCAAGGACTTCAATATTGCGATAAAAGCCAGAAACCTGTAGTT